GGCTAAATTGGGTGAAGTTTCAATATCAATCAACAGTATCTTCAAGGTTTACCCCTTATAATCAATAAGTTACTGAATACTAACCTATCTATATGTCATTTGCTGTCAAAAAAACCGATAAAAATCAAGCGAGTGTTGTAAAAGCGCTACGAGAATATGGTGCTGATGTTTATTCTTTGCATACAGTTGGAGGAGGAATACCCGACCTCTTGGTGCTTTACGAGGGTCATACCTTGCTTTTCGAGGTTAAAGACGGAGCTGATAAGAAATTAACCCCATTGCAAATCAAGCTATTTGCCAACTGGAAAGGTGGGCATTTGTATCGGGTAAATTCTGTGCAAGAAGCTATCGAAGTGTTAAAATCCGTTGAACAGGAGAAATAATCATGCCTTTAGACAAATCTGGTAGCGCCAAAAGCGTAGGTAAGAACATTAAAGCTGAAGAAGCCGCAGGAAAGCCACGCAAACAAGCTGTGGCAATCGCCCTAAATGTTGAACGAGATAACGCTAAAGGCAAGCGCAAAGCCAAGTTAGAAGAAGCCTATGGTAAGGTATTGGGCAAAAAAGAAGCCCAAAACAAAGACGCTATGGAAATGTCAATGAAAAAGCACATGAAAGGCTAATATGGCTAACTGGATTGCTGGCGCTATCAAGCATAAAGGCGCATTAAAGAAAGAATTAGGCGTTAAAGAGGGCGAAAAAATCCCTAAGAAAAAGTTGGAAGAAGCCACCAAAGCCAAAGGCAAAGAAGGCCGTAGAGCTAGATTGGCAATGGAACTAGAAAAGTTCAATAAATGAGTCGTAAAGACCGCCAAAAAACCCCGCAGAAAACACATTGAAAAAGCTATGAAGGATATGTAATGGAACACATGAACCGCAAATACAAAAAAGAGGATGCTATGTTGCGCCCTCATACCGAATCTACCTTAGAGAAGAACCAAGCCAAGCGTAGAAAAGACAAACCAGCGCCAGAAATGGAAGCAGGTAAAGGCAATATTCTTATTGAGAAAGAGAATAAGAGAGCCAAGCGCAGAGAAATGCTTGATAAGGCTATGACTGCTGCGATGAAAAAAGAAGGCAAAGACCCATACTAATCATGGCTAATTTTGGTGAATTAGACCCTGTAATGATGGCTGATGCTTTAAGAGGCATAGCACCTTATGGTTTTCGCCATGTAGATAGCCTTAATGATGTTTCAATGCCAAAAGGCTCAGGTTATTTTGGTAAATTGCCTAATCAAAACGGAATGGTATCAACTGAGTTATCCGCCAGCAATGAAAACGGTTCATTCCCTATGATTAACCCCGCAATGAATAAAGCTGATATACAAGCATTACTAAATAATCAACCTATTACTAATGATATGTATAACAAAGCCCAACAATGGGCAAATTACAGACAATCACAAGGTCAATCACCCTTTATAAGCCCTGTAGGTGAGTTGCGCTACCCAATGCCAACAGAATAAATTAGTGATAAACTAAAAGCCTTACAAATCAATTACTTGAGAATGTATGGACAATAAAGTGTCGAAATCTGTAGAAAAGAACTTAAATAGGGCTGGAAGAAAGCCAGGAGTGCCTAATAAAGCCACTCAGGAGGCTCGTGAAGCCGTTAAAGCTATTCTTGATAGCAACCTACCATTTATTCAATCGTGGATTCAAAGCACCGCAAAAGGCATCTTTGACGATAAGACTGGAAAGTGGATTGTTCAACCTAATCCAGCTAAGGCTTGTGAGATTGTTCAGAATTTAGTTGAATACTCTGTGCCTAAACTTGCTCGTACTGAAGTTGTGGGTGATGAGAAAGCTCCTCAACGCTTGGTGGTGTCTTGGAAGAAATAGTCCAAGAGGTAGAACTAGACTACCAACCTCGTGATGTATTCCTAGATTTCCACGATAGAACTCAGCGTTGGGCTGTGATTGTTGCCCATCGTAGATGCGGTAAAACCGTTTCTTGCATCAATGATTTAATCTATAAAGCACTAATTGAGGGCAAAGAGGATGGTCGCTATGCCTATGTTGCACCATATTACAGCCAAGCAAAGAATATCGCATGGGACTACTTGTTAAGGTTTAGTCAGCCAGTATTGGCTAAAGCCAATCAATCTGAACTATGGGTGGAACTAATAAATGGAGCAAGAATTCGTCTCTTTGGCGCTGATAATCCTGATGCTTTACGAGGTCTTTACCTCGATGGGATTGTGCTAGATGAGTATGCAGATATGCGCCCTCGTATTTGGGGTGAGATTATTCGGCCTTTGCTGGCAGACCGACTTGGATGGGCAGTTTTCATTGGAACGCCTAAGGGTCATAATGCCTTCTGGGAACTATACAACACCGCTTCTAACGACCCAAACTGGTATTGCAAGACCCTAAGAGCTAGTCAGACTGGATTGTTGGCGCAGTCAGAGCTTGATGACGCTGCCAAATCCATGACTCAAGACCAATATCTGCAAGAGTTTGAGTGCGACTTTGAGTCAGCCATCATTGGCGCTTACTACGGTAAAGAAATGCGCCAGCTTACCGATTTGGGCAGGATTACAAAAGTTAAGCATGACCCAATGTATAAAGTTTTCACAAGTTGGGATTTGGGGTACAGCGATGATACAAGTGTGTGGTGGTGGCAGACGGTAAGAGGAGAAGTCAGATTCCTTGATTATCATGGAAGCAATGGTCAGCCTGTCAGTTTCTATACAGGACTCATTCAAAGTAAAGCTGCCGAGTTTTGCTATCAATATGGGCTACATTATCTGCCCCACGATGCAAGAGCAAAAACACTAGCATCTGGCGGAAAGTCAATAATTGAGCAACTTTCTGCTAAAATTCCGTTAGAATCTATGAAAATAGTGCCGAATTTGTCACTTCAAGACGGAATCCAAGCAACTCGTATGTTATTGATGCGGTCTTGGTTTGACAGCGAAAGGTGTAATGATGGAATCGAAAGCCTCAGACAATATCAGCGAGAGTATGACGATGATAGAAAGGTTTTTAGAGACAAGCCTCGGCACGATTGGACTAGCCATGCTGCAGACGCATTTAGGATGGCTGCGGTGGCTTGGCGAGAGGAAGAAAAAATCATGACCAAAGATGAGCCAATTAAAGGCTTGTTTGTGGGCAAAACTGATGTAAGTTTGAATGACTTATGGAAACAGCCATCTGTTCCAAATAACCGCAGGATATAAAGATGAGTGAATTGCGAGCAGAAGTATCACATACCTACTCAGACTGGTATGACAAGATTATGGCCTATGAACGGTCATTTAAACTTTGGGAAGCACGAGTCGATAAGATTCTGAAGAAATACAAAGACGATAGCCGCAATAAAACCAACCCCAATGCTCGTTTTAATATCCTTTGGTCAAATGTCCAGACGATTAGCCCTGCTATCTTTGCTCGCCTACCACGCCCTGATGTAAGCCGTAGATTTAGAGATAACGACCCTATTGGTCGTGTAGCTTCAATGATGCTAGAAAGAGCTTTAGAGTTTGAGATTGAGCATTATGGTGACTATCTAGCCGCCATGAAGAATTGCGTTACAGACCGTCTATTGGGTGGTCGTGGAACAGCATGGGTTCGCTACGAGCCACATTTCAGAGCAAAAGCAGAAAAATTGCCTGAGGATGGCTTTGAAATTACCGAAGTAACTGACACCAAGCAAGCCTATGACCCAAGCTATGTTAATGGCGAAGGCGATGTAGGCAAACCTCTTGAGGGCGAGATGCCTGAGGAGAATATGCTTGATGAGCCAGGCGAAGTCGAAGAAGAAATTGAATACGAATGTTGCCCAGTTGATTATGTCCATTGGCGTGATTTTGGTCATACCGTAGCCCGCACATGGGAAGAAGTAACCGCAGTATGGCGCAAGGTTTATATGAACCGCACCGCATTGGTAGAGCGTTTTGGCGAAGAACTCGGTCATCAGATTCCCCTTGATACCAAGCCAGAGCAGACAGGTAAGTCATACACCAAGAATGACGACCAAGCGTATCAGGCGATGATTTATGAGATTTGGGATGCCGAAACAGGCAAAGTCCTATGGATTAGCAAGTCACTCGGCAAAATCCTTGATGAGCGTGATGACCCATTAGAACTTGAGAACTTCTGGCCTTGCCCAAAACCACTCTACGCTACGATTACTACCGATAGCCTTGAGCCAATCCCTGATTTCACCATCTACCAAGACCAAGCAAGAGAGCTTGACGACCTATGTGACCGTATTGACGGCTTGATTGGTGCGCTAAAGATTCGTGGTTTATACGATGCCAGCGCACCTGAGCTACAGCGCTTATTTTCCGAAGGCAATGAGTCCAATGTCTTGATTCCTGTTAAGAATTGGATGGCATTTGCTGAGAAACAAGGCTTAAAAGGCGCATTAGACCTTGTTGATATTGCCCCATTTGCCCAAGCATTGATGTCTTGCTATCAGGCGATGGAGCAAGTTAAGGGTCAAATCTACGAATTGATGGGTATTGCCGATATTCAGCGTGGTCAAACCGACCCCAATGAGACTTTGGGCGCACAAATCATCAAATCCAACAACGCTGCAGGTCGCCTAAAGACCATGCAACACGCAGTCGTATCATTTGCTACCGAATTATTGGCTATCAAATCCCAGATTATCTGCAAACACTTCACCGAAGATACGATTGTTAAGATTTCTGGCGCAATGCAACTGACGGAAAGCGATAAACAGTTAATTCCACAGGCAATGGCGTTGCTCAAAGACGAAGTTAGCAAGAATTTCCGCATTGAAGTCACCACAGACTCAATGATTTACCAAGATGAAATGCAAGAAAAGCAAGACCGCATGGAGTTCTTGTCATCTATTGGTGGATTCATGCAACAAGCTATTCCTGCTGCCCAAGCAAGCCCAGAATTAACCCCATTACTGATGGAAATGCTCAAGTTTGCTACAACAGCGTTTAAAGCTGGCAAGGGATTAGAAGGATTGATTGACGAAACAGCCGATAAATTCCGTCAGCAAGCAAAGCAAATGGAAGGTCAGCCTAAGCCACCTCCAATGGCAGTTCAAATCGAGCAGATGAAGATGCAAGCTAAGACTCAAGAGCTACAGATTCAAAATCAGCTAGAAATGCAGAAAATGCAAGCTGAGAATGAGTTGGAAAAGGCTAAACAAGAGTATCAAGCCCAAGAAAACCAGCTTAAATTCCAATTAGAAGCTGCTCGCAACCAAGCTGATATTGAAATGCAAGCCAAATTAGCCCAAATGAAGATGAATATGGAGCGCAATACACAAGTCTTGCTTGCCCACATCAACAATGGCGCTAAGATTGAAGTAGCCCGTATTTCTGCGGCAGATGACAATGGCGAAACCGCTTATATGACCGAGGAAGCAATGGCTCAATCAATGGAGCATCCTTTAGCCCCATTAGCCAACGCTATTACCCAAAGCAATCAGGAAATGGTCAATCAAATTAGCAGTTTAGTTGATACAATTAACCAAAATCACAATAGGCCAAAGCAAGTAGTTCGTGGCCCAGACGGTAAAATCCAAGGAGTTATCTAATGGCATCAAATCTTAAATATTCCAACGGCACAAGAGATGCCCAACAACAAGGTCTAATTACCTATGCTGGCTCAGGCTCTATTATCAATATCTACGCTGGCTCACAACCTGCTAATGCCAATACCGCAATTAGCGGACAAACCCTTTTGGTTCAGTTGGTCGTATCTGGTAGCTTTGGTACTGACTCTAACGGCACTATCACTTTGGGAAGTGTAACCAACGGTACAGCAGTCGGCACAGGCACAGCATCGTTCTTCCGCATTACCAAGTCTGATGGCACAACCGTAGTCATGGATGGTTCTGTAGGATTGACTGGATGCGATATGAACCTGAACAACACCTCTATTGACGCAACACAGGTAGTCAGCATCTCCTCAGGTACGATTATCCGAGCTAACCAATAAGGCTAAATCATGGCTCTAATCATTAAAGATAGAGTCCAGGAAACTAGCACAACTAGCGGAACTGGTACTTTAACCCTTGCTGGCGCTGTAACAGGCTATCAGTCATTTGGCTCTGCCATTGGCAATGGCAATACCACTTATTATGGTATTTACGCCAACGGTTACGCTGACTGGGAAGTCGGTATCGGTACGGTTACGGTTACAGGTGGCACGACCACATTGGCTAGAACTACTGTATTGGCATCGTCTAACGCTGGTTCATTGGTCAATTTTAGTGGCGCACAGTTGTCGGTTTGGGGTGATATGCCAGCCGCCAAAGGTGCATATTTTGACCTTAATGGCAATCTAACGACTAACTGCTTATTTGAAGGTTTTACAAGCCAAGCAGCAAGTGGCACGACCATTACATTAACTGCTTCATCAGTCCAAAACTGGGCAATTACTGGCTCTGGCGGTCAGACTATTCAGTTACCTGATGCCACCACCTTGCCTAATGGTGCGTTATTTACATTCAATAACAACCAGTCCTCAGGTACGATTGTCGTCAAAAATAACTCTGGCACAACCGTATGCACCACCCAGTCGGGCGCATTTATTTCTGTAACTTTATTAAGCAATTCGATTGCTGCTGGTTCGTGGGATTACCATAATGTCGCACCAAGCAATGCAAGCTGGAGTACCAATACGCTTTCTTGGGCTGGTTCTTATACCAATGGCACATGGAATGGCAATGTCATTACAGGCGCTTATGGTGGCACAGGAATTAACAACGGAACAAATACTCTGACTTTAAGTGGTTCATATACTCTTAATCAATCCGTATCCTCTGGCGCAGCACCTAGCTTTTTAGGCACAAACTTTAGCTCTATTCCTAATGGCGCATTGACCAATAGCTCAATCACCATTAACGGCAATGTGACTGCTTTAGGCGGTTCTGTCAGCGTGGGAACTGTCACAAGCGTTAGTGGAACAGCACCAGTAGTATCTAGCGGTGGCTCTACTCCTACCATTAGTATGGCTGCCGCCAATACCACCACAAATGGCTATTTGACCAGTACAGACTGGAACACCTTTAATAACAAACAGCCAGCAGGTAGTTATTTAACATCGGTAACAGCAGATGCCCCATTATCGGGTTCAGGTACAAGCGGTAGTCATTTGGTTATTTCGCAATCTTCTGCGACCACAAACGGCTATCTGTCATCAACTGATTGGAACACTTTTAACAATAAGCAACCAGCAGGTTCATATTTAACTGCGGTAACGGCAAGTAGCCCATTATCAGGCTCAGGCACTTCTGGAAGCCCATTAGTTATTTCACAAGCCACAACCAGCACGAATGGCTATTTAAGCTCTACTGATTGGAACACTTTTAACAATAAAGGCTCTGGAACAGTAACTTCTATTACTTCAACTACTTTAACTGTAGCTGGCACAAGCGCTATTCCTACCGTTAATTTGACTTCAGGCATTGTTACTGCT